TGGCCGCTGTCACGCCGACACGTTTCGAGCTCGATTCCGGGGCGAACCCGCCTCGATCGCCTAGCCTCCTCGGCATGCCCCGCCGCTCGCCTCGTGAAGATCGGAAGGCCGGCCACGGGAGGCCAGGCCGGAACTTGAGCGCTCGTGCTCGTGGTGAGCGTGACGTGCTCCGTCGACAGGAGTTCGACGAGACTCCGGTCCGTGTGCGTCGAGCGAGTTCGCCGGCTCCTCGTGGTGCTGTCGTGGTGTGCCCTCACGGGAAGAAGGGGTTTTCGGAGAGCGTGGCGCGCGAGAAGTTGGAGGCCTACTCCGCCGGCGATCGCCCGAACAAACCTGCTCGCGTGTACCTCTGCCCGCATTGCGACGCGTGGCACCTCACGAGCAGGCCGGCCTACTAGTGGGGGTGCGAGGTCCTGTCGCGGCGCCGGACAACGTTCGAGCGCTTCGAGGGATGAAGGCGCTCAAGGCGCCGGACGGCTCGAAGGCTCGGAGGCTCGTCCTCGCTCCGAAGGCTCCGGCTCCTCCGGCTCTCTCGGCCGCGGCTGGCGCAGAGTGGCGCCGTGTGGTGAAGGAGCTCGCTCGCGCTGGTGTGCTGGCCGAGGTCGACCGCGGGATCCTCACCGCGTATTGCACTTCGTGGGCGCACATGATGGAGGCCGAGGCGAAGCTCCGAAAGGAGGGAGTGACGATCCTCAATCGGGAGAAGGTCCCGGTCAAGAATCCCGCGTGGCAGATCTATCGGGAGGCCAATCGGACGATGATCGCCGCGGCCGTGCAGTGCTACTTGACGCCGACGGCGCGCCTTCGGATCCCGATCGCTCCCGGCGCGGCCGGAGTGGGTGACGATGACGACGACGACGCCTTCGACTAGGCCGGCGCGGGCCCGCTCCACCACGAGCTCGGCTGTCGAGCAGATCGACTACCGCCCGGTCGCGCACGAAGAAGACGCGTGGCGCGAGATCGCCGACCACGTCACCGAGCTCGTCGAGCGCGGTCTCGTGATTGATACGGGATGGATGGCCGATCACGAGCCCGTCCTCGTGACTCCGCTCCCGACCGGCGACGGAGTGGTCTACTCGCGCCGGAAGGTCGAGCGCGTTGTCCGCTCGCTCGGCAAGCTCTCCCACATCAAAGGCCAATGGGCGAAGCACCCGCTCCGCCTCTTCGACTGGCAGATCGCCTACGAGATCGCCCCGATCTTCGGTCTCCTCGAAGAAGAGACCGGCCTCCGGATCATCCGGACCGCGTGGATCGAGAAGCCCCGCAAGAACGGGAAGTCGACCGAGTGTTCCGGTCTCGGCCTCCACCTCGCCTTCGCCGACGGAGAGGAAGGCGCCGAGGTCTACGCCGCCGCGCGCGACAAGCAGCAAGCGCAGATCGTTTTTGCGCCGGCGAAGACGATGGCCGAGCGCTCCCCGGAGCTCCGGAAGAAGCTCGGAGTCCGAGGGATCACGAAGGGTTACCTCACGAACCCGACGACGACGTCGATCTTCCGGCCGCTGGCCGCGGACATGGGAGGCAACCTCCACGGGCTGAACGTCTCCGGCGCGGTCGTCGACGAGGTCCACGTTCACCGGACCCCGGACACGATCGACGCGCTCGAAACCGGCACCGGCTCCCGATCTCAACCGCTGGTGATCTTCATCACCACCGCGGACGAAGGGAAGACCGGCTCGATCTATGACACGAAACGGACCTACGTCGAGAATCTGGCCGAGCGAACGATCGTCGACCGATCGTTCTACGGAGTGGTCTTCGCCGCGACCGAGGAGCAGCTCGCGAAGGATCCGTTCTCGATCGAGGCTCTCGTGCATGCGAACCCGGGGATCGGCTACACCGTGACCGAGGAGTACCTTCGGACGAAGGCGCGCGAGGCCGCGAACTCGCCCGCGCAGCTCAATCGGTACCTTCGGCTCCACCTCGGCAAGAGGACGAAGACGACGATCGCGTGGCTCCCGATGAAGAAGTGGGACGAAGCGGCCGGCTCCGTGCAGCTCGAAGACTTCAAGGACCGGACCGCTTACCTCGGCTTCGACCTTTCCTCGACGACGGACTTCACCGCCGCCGTGTGGGTGGCGCCGCTCGACACCGCCGAGGAAGGCTTCCTCGTGTGGGCACAATTCTGGATCCCGGAGGAGCGAGTCGACGAGCTCGAACGACTGACCGGAGTCCCGCTCCGCGCGTGGAACAAGGCCGGCTGGATCAAGTTCACCGAAGGCAACGTCGTCGACTATGCGCGGTTCCGTGCTGACGTATCCGCCGAGACCGAGCGCCTCGGCTGTACCGTCGCGGAGGTTGCTTACGACCCGTGGAACGCAACCGAGACCGTGCAAGAGATGCAGAACGAAGGCCACACGATGATCCCCACCCGTCAGGGATACCTCTCACTGAACGCTCCCGCGAAGGAGATCGATCGACTCGTCTTCGGTTCGACCCCGGAGATCCCGCTCCTCCGCCACGGAGGGAACCCGGTCCTCCGATGGATGGCCGACTGTGCCGAAGTGATGCAGGACCCCGCCGGCAACATCAAACCGGCGAAGCCCGACAAGAGGAAGAGCTCGAAGCGAATCGACGGGATGGCCGCGCTCGTGAACGCGATGTCGCGAGCGATGCTCCGGACCGTCCCGAAGAAGAAGCGCCGCTCCGGCGGCTCGATCTAGGAGGAGGCCCGACCCGTGGCCGATGAACGCGACCCCGTTGTAGTGATCCGGAAGCTCCACAATGAGCTCGTACGCCGGCGACCCGTGATCGAGAAGGCGCACGACTACTACGACGGCGCGCATAACCTCGCCTTCGCCGGCGAGAAGTTCCTCGAAGCCTTCGGAGGTCTCTTCGGCGCCTTCGCCGATAACTGGTGTGGAGTCGTCGCGAACGCCGTCGAGGAACGCATGACCGTGCAAGGCTTCCGAGTCGACAAGGAAGTCGTCGCCGACAAGGTCGCGAAAAAGTTGTGGGAGGCGAACGACCTCGATCTCCAATCCGCAATGGGCCACCTCGACGGACTGATCTCCGGCGCCTTCTACGCCGTGGTGTGGGTCGGAGAAGAGGCCGGAGTTCCGGAGATCACCGTCGAGTCCGCGGCCTCCGCGATCGTCGAGTGTCACCCGAAGATCCGGACGCGCAAGACCGCCGGCCTCCGGCTCTGGCTGGCAGATGACGGCTACGAGCACGCCGAACTCTTCCGCCCGGAAGGGACCTACCTCTACCGCTCGAAGTCGAAGCGGACGGGAGGCTTCTCCGGCGATCCGCTCCGGCTGCAATGGGTGATCGAGGATCAGCTCGATATCGCCTCCGAGCTCGACCAAGACGGGATGATGGCGAACCCGCTCGGAGTGGTGCCGATCGTCGAGTTCCTGAACATGCCGCGACTGACGCTCTCGAAGCGCGCCGGATGGGGAGCTCACTCCGAGCTCGCTTCCGTGATCCCGTTGCAAGACGCCGTGAACAAGCTCGTCGCCGACCTCATCGTCGGCTCCGAGTTCGCCGCCTTCCCTCAGCGCCACTTGACCGGCTACGAGCCCGCCGACGTGATCGACAAGGAGACCGGCAAGCCGACCGGGCAGACCATCGCGCCGGACTTCAAGAGCGGACCCGGGAAGCTGTGGTGGCTCGAAGAGACGGAGGCGAAGTTCGGCCAGTTCGACGCCGCGGATCTCTCCTCGTCCGTGGAGTCGATCGAGCTCGTCGTGCAGCACATCGCCTCGATCTCGGCGACACCGCCGCACTACCTGCGCGCGAGCGCCGACCGGCTCTCCGGAGAGTCGATCAAGTCCGCCGAGTCCGGCCTCGTCTCGAAGGTCTCTCGGAAGATGAAGGGATGGGGCGCCGGCTGGGAAGAAGTGATCCGCCTCGCCGGCCTCATTTCCGGTGATGCCGCACTCTCCGGAGCTCAGTCGATGGAAACAATCTGGAAGGATCCGGAGACTCGCACGGAGTCCGAGCACGTCGACGCGGTCTCGAAGAAGAAGGATCTCGACGTCCCGGCGCCGCAGCTATGGGAGGAGCTCGGCTACACCCCGGAGCAGATCGGCCGCTTCCCCGCGATGCGCGCTCAAATGCAGCTCGAAGGGATGGCCGCGAACGCCGCCGAGCGAGCTCGTCTCGCGACCACCGAAGCCGACCGGCTCACCGCCGCTTCTCTCGCCGCGACCGGAGGCCTCCCGGCCGCGACCACCGCGTAGCCCGTGACCGAGCTCGACCTCGCACGGATCCAGCAGGCCCACCACCGCCGGATCCTCGGAGTACAGAACGCCGCCGGCGATCTCATGGGCGAAGCGTGGGATACGTTCGCAGGTCTCGACGACATCGCCGCCGCGCGCTTCGAGGCCGCG